TTTGCCCACAAAAAATCCTTGACAAAAAAATCCAAACATTATGTGGTCAATGGTGTCAAGGATTTTTTTACCCACAATTACCCACAATTTTACCCACATTTGCCCACAATTTACCCACAATTTGCCCACAATTTACCCACAATTTGCCCACAAAAAATCCTTGACAAAAAAATCCAAACATTATGTGGTCAATGGTGTCAAGGATTTTTTTACCCACAATTACCCACAATTTTGACCACCACAATTGAGAGTTAACATTTCCAAAAATTAAAAGTCAAAAATCTATCTTGCAATTATTCTATCTGAAGCAATAATTGTTTTTATGATTTTTTTTAAAATTCATAAACCAATCCGCACTTTTCTGCAACACAAATAGAATGCCGACGTGCGCTCGGAGTCACTGTTCTGAAATTGCGGAATCTGGCAAGACGCGCTGTTTGTACGATGACATGTACATTTTTCTCAAATACAAGATTCGCCACTGCAAAAACGGTAAGCAGAGGGACCGATTAAAAGCCCAGCGCGATGAAATGAAGCGCATCGGCAAGCGTGCGTATAACCAGCAACGGTCTGGACAGGCAAACGATGCTCCTGCTACTACGGCTGCAGCTGGCGTGATGGTCGAAGAACGTCATGCGGTTCGGGCGACTGAATCGGTGCAAGTGTCGACCACGGACCGTAAAATGCTGGAGACCGTGATGAAAACGGTGGAGCGCAGGATTGAAGAGAACTCCGACGGGAAAAAGATCACGTTTGAACAGGAGCAGTCGCAGATGATTCGTCAAACGGACGAAGAGATTTTGGAAATGAAGCGGACGCGGTCCCTGGAGTGCGTGGTGAGTCGAAAGGTGGAGCTTTGGAAGCAGCAATTTATGTCTACCAAGGCACGCGTGTACTTCCAGCAGGAGTTCAAATACCGAAAGAAGAGATTGCAGCAGTTGCCACAGAAGGGTTTTTATCTGTATAGCGACCGAGCATTGGCCGATGCGCTGCCTCTATTCAAGCGTGACTGGGACCGGGTCAACGACGCCTTGGATGCGAAAGTGCCGATAAATGACGTGAGTCCGGCCATGATTCGGGACCGCCCCTTTGATGTACTGAAGAAGCTTCAGCAGCGACGTTCGATTATTCAATTCATGTACCCGCACCTGGGCGCCGTGTTTGAGTACATGGTGAAGCAGGTGGTCAGTGCGTACAAAAATTTTTTGACTGACAAGAAGAAGATTCGTCAGCAGTGTACGGGGGCGTTCAGTCCCGAGATGTTGAAGTTGTGCGATCCGCTGAAATTTTCCGAGGAGTACATCCGTACAACGTATCGTCAGCAGTGGGAGCTGAAAGCGAACCAAGTGACGACGGCGCTGCACGAAGTTGGAATTTCCGATAATTCTGCGGGTTCCAAGGAAGCATTTAACAAGTTGATGCATGGAATGGCGCCTTGGACGGAAATCCTTGCGGCGCGGCGCAATTTGGCGAAGCGAAGTCCATTCTACCGCTCCGCGACCAATCTGAAAAAGTACAAACTAACCTTGGGGTTTTCGCCGCGGCAGTTGGAGATGTTGAGTCAGCAGAGCGAGCCGTGTTTAAGGGACCGCATTGCGACGGTGGTGGAGTTCCAGCAGCGCAAATATGGGAAAATGCGGGAGTTGGTGAGCACGATTCATTCATTCCAACGCCTGATGTGTCACGGGTCGGCGGCGGCCCCTCCTCCCGAAATGAAGAGCTGGCAAGTGGAGAGCGTGGATGAGATGCAAAACGTGGGGTTCGGCTCGAACCTTTGGGTGCAGAGTTTTTGCGGCCAGCCCCGAGAGTGGACCCATTCGACGCGCCAGAAAGAAGGCTTATCCGCATGGGCCGTGTGTCGGGTGTCGCGGAATGTTGGTGGCGATGGTGATGGTGATGGTGATGAGGATGATGAAGAATTCGTGGTGACATTGCCTGGATCTTACCTGAATCACGTGTTCGGTGGCCGGGGCGACCAGACGTTTGCGTCTTTACTGGAGTCGCCGATTACGCATGCGGTGAAGCAGATGTTAGGGGGAACAGAATACGGACCCAAGGTCATTTACCAGATAATGGGTCAGAAAGCGTTGGGTATGGGGCAAAATCTTATTCAGCAGCCTGAATTCGAGTGGGCCAGAAAGCAAGCTCGCGCACTTGAATATGGAATACAGGAATCGAGTCGCCGCGAATATGCAGATTCCAAAACGGCTCAGCAGTGGGAATTGGAAGCTCGAGCGTGCCAGGACGCCGCGCGGCAATCCCAAACGGACCAGCGTCAATTTGAGCGTGAAAAACTTATTACCCTAGCACAGTTAAAGCAGTGCACAATCTAACACTGTTTGTACATTAAAACTTCTAATCCTGTTTTGGCTTTTCGGTCACTGGTTTTTGAATTAACCGTGCGAGTGGACGTTACCGGTGTGACGCGCCACTGGGTGCGTGGATACGACGCGCGGACTTGTTTAGTATTTGAATTCGATACAAATATGTGATGACAATACCGCTGCAGCTGCTTCTGATTTTTACCAGATAATGCATTTAGATAAGTCGCCAAGCGGACGTGTTGTGGGGTTAAGAATTTTGCTGGTCCATATCTGGCGTAGGTTCCCTGGTACGGTGGATCAATGTACATGAGCATGGGTTGGCGCCGTTTTTTTGCAACCTCAAGGGTTTGTGTATAATCTCCGTGGACGAATGTGACTGAATTAGTGTTTAAGTAGTTTGCAATGTTCCGGAAATTATCAGGATCGACAATGGCAGGGTGACCGTTTCTTCCATGTGAGGTGTTGAACTGGCCTTCTTTATTAACGCGATAGATGCCGTTAAAACACGTTTTGTTTAAAAAAATAAAGCGTGCCACCTGGGCCACAGATGGCGCGCGGTGATGGTAAGTATTGAATAACTTGCGTTGTTTGTAAAAGACGGTTTCGGGGTTTGGTGCGGCCCAATAGAGTTTTTGGAGTTTTCTCAATTGCGTGATGAGCGGCTCCACCTTGTGTTTTATGGTGGTGTACATGGCAATGAGATAGCGATTGGAGTCGCCGACGATTGCCATTTTGGGCCGAAGGGCGAGCAAAACCGCGCCGCTTCCAAGAAAGGGCTCCACGAACAGCGTCCAAGTATTTGGGTTCACTTTCCTAAAATGTTGTAACAACGTCGGCAATATGCGCCTCTTGCTTCCGATCCATTTAAGAGGTGGTTTCATGAAAAGGTTTTTTTTAAAATGAAAAATGTTTTTTTTTCTTTTAATGATTCTGGTTTAGACAATTTTTTAAACTTTCTGATTCGCCGGTCTTAATTTTCTTGGAAGGATTTTTTTTTTACAATTCACAAAAACAACAAAATGCGCCCAGTTATTTTAATTGCGTTACTGATTGTTTGTGCTACAAGTGAAACTTGGAGCGACGACGCGATGGAATCAGAATGCCAACTGTTCAAAGATCAAATTGAAGAAGCAATGACGCCGCGTTTGGCGCCTCTCTATGTCAGGCTACTTGACCAATTCCACAACGAATGTCTTCGGAAAGCAAAAGTGACCAGCCTGTTTGAACTGAAATCGGTGCACAGAAGAATACTGCCCGTTATCAAAAGTCAATTTGAAAGCACCCTGTTGCAAATTGATTTTATGCTTCATGAGCTACCAGTGAGTTCAGAGCCGTTTCCAACTACCGACGCCTAAAGAGTTTTATATGCACGTTATTGCATCAAGCATATTATCATAAGTTACCAATTTCGAAAATAAGTAATTGTTTTCATGATCAAAAGCGCACAACAGGTTAGTTTGTTCCAGAACAAAAAAATAAAATCTGTACTCTTGGAGTAAAAAAACACCCAGCTTAATGTATGCGCCACGGGCTTATTACCCGTATGTCGGTTCCCAAGAACATCTTTGTATCTACCGGATTGAAGTGGATCGTCTCACGGCCAAAAACAAGCAACTGCAAGAAGAAAATGCTAAACTAAAAATGGAATGCGTGCATTCTAATTTTGAGTTAATGTACTACGCTGCAAAGCGCAAAAAAGCGAATTATAAACGCAACCAAAGGAAAAAACGGCGGCTCGCGGTCCAATCGCAATTGTCTGCTACACCACCAGCAGTTTTGCCACCCGGAGAAGAATATGTCATGCTTTCCGAAGAGAAACTCGAAGAAGAGCTAACTGTTTTATTCAGCAAATTGTACCGGATCCAAGATGTGGTTGCGCTGGGAGACCATCCGCACTTGCGTTGCTTGCGCTCGAACGAAAAAATGAGAAAACTGCTGCAGATTATCCCTGCACTCAAAGAACTGCACGAAATGGTCGGGCTGGCCTCGGTCAAGGTGCAAATTCTCAACTACGTGCTGTCCCGAATTCAATTCCAGAGCGCGGACATCCAGCACATTGTGATTCTCGGGCAATCCGGACTTGGCAAAACGCATCTTGCGCACATTTTGGCGAAACTCATGAATGCTCTCGGCGTAATATCCGGGAAGCACGTGGTGGAGGGGAGTCGCAGCACGATGATTGGTCAGCATCTGGGTCACACGGCGGAACGAACGCAGAAAGTAATTGATAAGGCGAAGAACGGAGTGTTGCTGATTGATGAAGTGTATTCGCTGGGCCACGCCGAACGTCTCGACAGTTTTTCCAAGGAGTGCGTGGATACGTTAAATGCAGCCTTGGATGATCCCCGGAAACCCTTCGTGTGTATCGTGGCGGGGTATGAGAAAGAAGTGCAGGAGTGTTTCTTTGCGCAGAATCCGGGATTGGGTCGTCGATTTACCGAAGTGTTTTCAATCAAGCCCTATTCGGCGCAAGAATTATTTGAAATCTTCAAGCGCAAGGTTGAAAGCGCCAAGTGGAATATGCAGTCGGAAAAAAAAATTAAGCGCTTGATTCAAGAAAATATTGGTAAGTTCAAGTATTTTGCCGGAGATATGGCAACTTTATTCAAAAAAGCGCGCCTGGTCTGTGGGACGCGGTGTGTCAGGACAAGTTTAGAACGCACCACTGCTCCTTCTCTTACACCCGGCGACGTGGAAAAAGCCATTACCACTCTTGTCGCGAAACGAGACGATGCTGCCCGGAATCCGGCGCATCATTTGTATCTTTGAGGATCTCTTTTTCACGCAAGACATTCGGTGTACGCCGCTTCTCGATCCGTCAGCCGTTCGATGAATCGCGACGTTAAGTAGGGCACTCGCTGAGCCAAAGCTTTGGTGTTTACTTTGCGGAGTTCGAACGGGATGCGGTGGCTTTTGCAGTAATCCAGGGCTTGTGTCATCCCCGAGCTCCACCCGAGATCGGTGTAGAACACCGTTTTATCGCACCGGCGGCGCATTCTGTGGCTCATCGCAATGGCCTCATCTCGCGTGAGCGTGTCCCATTTTTCTTGGAAATCCGACACAAAAATTTCTTTGCAGCGCGGGTGCTGCGTCATGACCCCGTGACTTGCGTAACCCAACTCGTCGTGGACTATGGCCGCGTCGATGCAGCAGAGAGCGGTGTACCGCACGTGCCGATCGATTTGTCCAGAATAGGGTGACTCGATCATGACCACGCTCCCAAGACTGTTGTTCTCGGACGGCACACTTAACTTGTTTTTTGCGTCTTCCAGTTGTTTCATTAAATTTTTTGTTTGTTTTTCTTGCACATGCAGCGTGTCAATCAAAATGCTGTGTTCTTGTTTAAACCTTTGGTTGCTGGCTTGCAGCGTGGTCGCCGTATGCTGTGATGTATGCAGGGATCGTTCCGCATTACCAAGTGTTAATTTAAGCCTATCGTTGCTTTGGGTTAGTTTTGTGTTGCTGTGCTGCAATTGTTTGATATACGTGGAAGAGACTTGGAGACTTTCAACGCATTGAGAGTGGTTTTCTTCGATATTTGTAAACAATTCCTGTAAATGTTCTTTTTCCGCAAGAAGTGCTCGCGTTGCTTGCAGTTGATGAATTTTGCATTTTTTATGCACGTAATTACCCATGCGTGTGTTAAACGCAAAAAAAAATATACCACCACTTTTGTATTTTTTTTGTTTATTTAAAACTCACAGATTACAACGCAACATCTAAACCAAAAATCAGAAAAAACAAAATATTTATTTATCTTGATATAAAAAAAAACAAAAATGCAGTGGCCGCCGACGCCGCCGTCGTCATCATCATCGTTCTGTAAAAACAGTTTTGACGTTTGGGTCGCTCTATTTTTTCTGTTTATTAGTCTAATATTTAACAAAATAGCGGATAGTTCACCTGGGACTGGTAGTCGATGCAATACATCCTTGGCGAACATTGAGCCAAGTATATTTCCAGATTTGGGGTGGAAATTGACTTCTTGGTTACCTGGATCAGGGGAACTATATGCTGGAATTGTGAGCAGTGTTTTGTTAGGCGTTGTGCTTGTTGGATCAATTATTTTGATGTTATTTATCGTTCCGAAACATAAGTACGCAAGCATTATTTTAGGATTTGCGGTTTTGTGGTTTATTCGCACCATTGGCGCGTTGTTAACGTATAACGCGCCTGTGTTTGCCGCGGAAAAGAAAAACGAGAGCTGGTTAAAGTTGCGCCCGAATTACCGTTTTGGCATCCAGCCGTCGGGCCACACTATCACGTTCGTGTACTGTATTCTTGTCATTGGCTTTTATTTATTTAAGGTTTGTCCCAGTGTGAGTGTAATGTTGGTCGCTATCCTCCTGCCCCTTTGCTTAATTAGTGTTATCTGGTCTCACATTCATCGAACCGAAACGGTGTATTTGACAGCGTTGATTGCTGGCTTAATTGGCATGTACGCAGTGCAACATTCACTTTCTTATTGCTCCGCGATGGTATTTATGATCCTCGCCCTTGTCGTGGGGCTGAGCAACGTGGTGGTGTTTTAACAAAAACATTATTTACGCTTGAACCATGACTCTGGATGTTCGAGTAAACAGTTTGGATCAATGCTGAAACTCTTGGCATTTTTTGCCTCTGAACATGGAACCACGTTCACCGAACAGACAGATTTGACATAATTTTTGGGTACAATGCACCCTTTCTCTTCTCCTCTTTTGGACTTTGCGCATTTGGCCCGAAAACACTCATACTGCGCTCTTCTCTGCTGAAAGCTTACAGGTAGCTTAGCTTCACCAGTCGTCATTTTATGAACATTTTGTTCTAAGCGATACATGAATCGGGCAAAGGTGTGGCGGTTTTTGAAGACCCGATTGGAAAATTTGGCAGCTTTTAAATTTTTTTCATAATTTCGCCGACACGCGCCGCAGGGCAGCACGTATTTGAGACTCAACAGGTGTGTGCGATACCCCTCTTTCTGGGCTTGGGTTGGGTTTACTGGATAATTAAACGAAATGGTGCGGAGTATGTGCCACATCGGGGGTCCCCAAATGGCCGTGGAAAATCCGTCATTGGATTCGTAATCAGCATTTGTTTTTCGAGGCATGTTTTGTGTTTTTTTTATCAGTTAAACCAACAATTTTTTCCGGTTAAACGAACATGGCAGTGATATCGGCGGAGATCATCGCAGTATCGTTGGGAGACACTTTGGGCGCGAATATGGGTCTGGTCGCAAACATGGCCGCAATGTCCGCTGAGACCTGTGGCGGGGGCGCGGGTGTCTGCACGCGGGCGGCCAGCATTTCTCCAATTTTGTCTTGCATGTCCGCGACGGTGAAGCTGAGGAAGCTCGGGTTGTTCGGATGGAAGACGACAATGCTCATGGAGTCGATCTTGATCTCGTAGTATTTTTCCAAGATGTAGCGATACAGATTGAGCTGAAGGGAGTAGTGGATAAAGTTGCAGTCGCGTAGGTCGGAGCACGCGCCTTTTCCTTTGCCATACCCCTTCATTGAAATCTTTTTCGAGCGCTTCCAGTCCATCAAGACGAATTTTCCCGTTTTTTTGTTCCGAAAAATCATGTCCACGCTCCCACAGATGTGTTCTTCTTCTCCGTAGATGACCCACTCGGTCCGATAAGGCTCCAAATCCATCATTTCCCGGACCGCGTCAAATTCGAAGAAATGGTGCCTGAACTCGACGGAATCGTCGTCGTCGACCTCCTCTCCATTGTAGATCCGCTCAATGTTTTCGTGCATTCGGGTGCCGCTCGCCGAGGCGCGGGCGCCTAATTCTTCCCAGCTCTGGATGATTCGTTTGATGACCACCTCCTCGCTGACGTACTGACCCTTTTCGTCGGTGCAAAAGTCGCGGTATTTGGCATATTTGGGATCGCTCGGAAACTTCCGGGAGCGTACCATGCGTTTCGCAGTGAGTTGAGGATTAAAATGGGAAAAGAATTCGTGAACGACGCTTGTCACGGAAGTCCATCCACCGGTTTTGCCCTTGATGTAGTACTTGTGCGGCTCTTCGTCGAACACAATATGCCGATCGCGGGGATGGGCATGTTGTTTTGCCAAGGGGGTGAGTCTCGTATCGCAACTCGCCGGTATGATGTACCCGTTCCATTCCATCATTTCCTGTTGGGCATCCTCTTTCTGGTCCATCAGTTTTTGTTTTGTTAGGATGAGATTTCTTTTGGCGGTGTCGTCAAGATAGAATGTTGTTTTATTGAAGTGGAAACTTTGGCAAAGTCTGCGAATTGGCGACAGAGTGGGCATTTTTGGGGGCGCCGCAATTGGACGGTGCAAGAGGTGTGGAACGTGTTGCCACACCCGTACGTGCAGTAGGAAGCTCCCGCGGGCGCCAACGGTTCCAGACAGATGACACATTCTGGGCGATGTCGAATTTTAGTTTTTAGTTTCTTGCACGTGTTCAAGGGCGTTGATTTACACTTTCGCAGAGGTCGCGGAGTTCGTCGAAGAGGTCTAAATTCAATACTGTACGTCGACGTAAAGAAGCTTTCTGCACCTGGATAGTCCTCGTCGTCTGACCACCACACGTCGGTTGCGTCAGGATAATCGATTTCCCGCGACTCGTCGCAGTCTTCTTGTTCGTCGGTGTAGAAAAAATTCATTTATTTTTTGTTCTTTCTTTTGATGGGAGGGGTCGAGCTCGATCTCAAACTGGAAATCTTGATTAAATTTTGAACACGCGTCTAATTTTTGCCGCTGTCGGTCGGTGTAAAAATGTTCCAAACAGGCCGGCCTTGGTCGTTTCGGTTTGCATAACTTGGAAAATTTTATTTGGTTTGGTATAGTTACTCCGTAGGCGGTACGTGAAAGGCCTATTTAGTTTCGGGTCGACTTGTTTATTTTGTGTGGCTTCTCGGAGGAGCCGAGTGTGAAAGTGCCGAATGGGTGGGGGGAAGATGTTGAGACGTTTTTTTGTTTTGGTGAAGTACGTGGACCGTTTATAGCGGAAGAGCCCGTACTGCATGCAATTGATAAAAAAAGTGATGTCGTAGTACGTATCTTTTGCTGTTAAGTGCAACCCTTCCGCCTTCGTATTGCACACCACTTGGTTGCGGTTTAGGGGGTTCGGGCCGCTCATGTTGCTCAGGTCGTAATCCCAGATTTTTACCTCGAATCCGCGGTCGGGAACGTAGAATTTCTTTCCCCCGAGGTGGTACAGCGTGGTTTGGGCATAATTGCCTCTTTTCAATTTATAGGGTCGGTTCGTCTGCGAAAACGTGCGCTTTGTGTCGGGAAGTGTTATTTTGTATTTTCCGTTTGCCAGCTGCTCAACATTTTTACGAGGCACTTTGATGGGCGAAATTTCCAACAACACGTTGTACGTGTGGAGATCGTTGTGGCGAAAGCCTGGGTATTTGACTGCTAAACAATAGAGTGCGTACAGCACCTGAAAGTACAAGACCTGGTAATCCACTGTTTTCAAAACCATCCAATTGTTGGTGATGAAGTCCTCCACCGCACCGCCGTTGGCGAATTTGGAAACCAAAATACGCGTCTTGAAATCCCAGAGCCGGGAGGACAGAATACTGAAGTGGCGGTACCGAAAATTAACCGACGTGATTTTCTTTGCTGCGTTCTCGAGCGCCTGGAACTCGACCGCGTGACGCCCCCAAATCTTTTTCACGACTTTGACGAGCTGACCATGGTCTCGGGTCATCATGCGTCGGCAAATACTGCGAATGTTTTCCAACGAGTAATAGAACGTGGTCCAGAAATAGACGTGAGCCGCAATAATCTCCACGTCTGGGACTGGGAAAATCATGTGCTTGTAATGGTTGCTCACCAACATCGCCAGCACCAAGCAGGTCCTGGCTGCGCTTTCGCCTTCCCCGGCAACGCGTAAAAAGGAAGCGGCGAGATTCCAAACAACTCCCGGATCGTGTATCTTTTCCTTCGCTTGGGGCCGTCGACTCATGTCCCGCTCGGCTTTTCTGAGAAGACGCGTCAAATCCCGCTCCTTTTGGTGTGGATTAGTGCGGGTGCGCAATTCCGGAAGCATGTTGGACACCGAGCACAGCTTGCTGTCCAGTAAGCAAACAAAGTGCCCGCATACTTTGTCCTTGACTAATCGCGTGACCATGCGCAAAATTAATTCTTCATAATTTGCGGAATAAGTTAAGCTATCCTCTTCGGGTCCGTTATAGATCGTGTCTTGACTGACTTCACTGAACCAGACTGACTGGGGAATGCTCGATATCTTAACCGCGATGGGTTGGTTACAGATGCGCAAGGCCTTGCCCGTTATACCCTGTGTGCCCAAAATCATGGTTTGCACGCTGGGATTGATTAAGAAGGTGCACGTCGGTTCCGAAAATCTGTGAGTGTCTAATAGACCCGCGTGTTTGAAGTCCCGTTTAATCGTTTCCACGGTTGGGTTCCAGAACCACGTGTTAAAAAGATTCATGCGTGTGTGTGCGTGCTTACGTGTTTTTTTTTTGTTTTCCAGTAAATATTTATTTTTCTTCCCCAGACCGGGTTATGGCTATCCAATACGCAAACAGTCGATGGCTGTCGCCCTGAACACAATGGGTTCCCACGGCGACTAGAAGTTCCTTGAAGCCGTTGAATATGGC